GGAACCTCCTTGATGATGGTGTCGCCCTTCTCGCGGACGACGCGGACGCGGTCGACGTACTGGGTGACGACCTTGACGGTGGCCTGCGCCTGCCGCTCACGGATGGCGGCGACCTGCAGGGTCTGCTTCTGTACGGCGGCGTCCCACTGGGCCTGAACGTGGCCCGCACCCTTGATCCAGCCGAAGCCCATCAGTGCAGCGGCGAGCAGGACGAGGGCCAGCCAGCGGTACGGCCACGGAATCAAGTTCATGGCGCTTCCCCGATGCACTGGCGGTACTCGGCCTCGCGCCGTGTGGCCAACCCGCCGCACAGGCGCGCATTGGCAGGCAGCGCGCAGTCCTTGCCCTGGAAGAAGCGCCAGCGCAGCAGCTCGGCACAGGCTCCGGCGTAGTCCTCGGCGTTGAGTTTTCGCACCAACGTGGACTGGCAGAACGCGCGGCTGCCGACGTTGTAGGAAAAGCTCACCAGCGCGTCGTACTCGTGCTGTGCTAGCGGCACAGTGACACATTGCTTGAGCGCGCCCTCGAACTGCTGCACATCGGTGAGCGCACGCGCCAGCGCCTTCGGCGGCGTAGTGGTGTCGCCCAGCTTCACCCCGGCAGTGGTGCCGAAGCCGATGGTCGGCACATCGCCCTTGACCGGAATCACTGCGCGGTCGGTGTAGCCCTCGTGCAGCACGATGCCGACCAGGGCGGCGGCGGACAGCGTCAGCGCGGCCACGGTGCGTCTTTGCGGTGGCCGGATCATCGGTGCATCTCCGGCTGCGCCACGATGCGGGCCACGGTCGCGCCGATGCTGGCAGCGAAGGCTAGCAGCACGAACGCGCCCCTTGGCATAACGTCTAGCAGTACGTCCCCGAACAGCGGCACCACCACTTCAGCCGCCGTGAAGGCAGCGGCCAGCAGCGAAAAGCGGATGCTCCAGGCCCGTCGCAATACGCGCCGCCAGTCGTCCACAAGGCAGATCTTCGGTTTGGCGGTCATTGCACGCCTCCCGTCAGCTTCAACTTGATGGCGGCCCCCACCAGCAGCGCGGCTAGGATGCCGGTGGTCACGACCTTGACGGTGGTCTGCCAAGCCGTGCGGCGGGCATCGCGCCAGGCTTCCAGCAGGTCGCGCAGTTCGCGGATGTCCTTCGCGGCACTGCCGTTCTCCAGCCCAAGATGGGCAAGGCAACGCTCGGCTCCGCGTTCAGCGGCGCGGTCGAGCAGTTCGTCGAAGTCCTCGCGGCGCAAGAGAAGCATGTTCTCGACGAGCGCAGGCTGTTGTTGTTCGGATTCGGTCATAGCGGTCTCCAAAAATGCGAAACCCGCCCAGTGCGTGAACATCCGGGCGGGTTTCTGGTGGCTACGAAGAAGGGAATTCAGATGGCGAGGCCTGCGCTCCAGCCTGTTGACTTGTAGGCCGAGAGCTTGGCCTCGTCCTCAATGAAGCAAAACCAGCCGATCTTGGGCACGTGGTATTCCCACGCGCCATCGATGCGCACGGCGATCTGGTTGGTTCTGCCTGCCCACACGCCGGTGGCGGCGGTCGGGATGATGTAGCGGTCGCCATTGAGGGGGCTGGCCGGTGGCGTGGTCAGGTCGCGGTCTTTCACGGACAGTCCGACCACTGCGCCCAAGCGCTTGAGGTTGGCGTCCATGCCGGTGTCCCAGCCGCTTTCGCCCAGCGTCCAGCCGTAGTTGAGCCCCAGGTTTGGATCGATTGATGACATGGTTTATCTCCAGAGATTCGATGCTTGGCCGATGGTTTGACGTATTCGCCGGACAGCGTCCGGGTCGCCGGTGCGGTGGCTTTGATGCGGGTGCTGTCGCCAGTGCCTGCCAACGATGGGCAGGTACAGCACGCCACCGCGCTTGGCCACGAGCAGGGTCAGCAGCCAGTCGGCAAAGTTGTTGATGTCGGTGGTTTCCTTGAGCACGGCCTCTACGGCAGATCGACGCATCACGATCAGGCCGTGCACATGACTGGCGCTGTTCGCGTGCTGCCAGCGGCTGTAGGCTAGACGCCGCACCGCGATGTCCTGGCCGTTTTCGTCGGTAAGCGCTTCGTCGGTGTAGGCCATCACGGCTTGCTGGCAGGCATCCAGCGCATCAGCCAGTTGCGTGAAGGCACTCGCTTCGTACAGATCGTCGGGATCGACGAAGGACACCAGTGGCAGCGTGCCTTGCGCATAACCTGCCGCGCGTGCCTCACCGATGCGGCCCGGAATGCCCGGCAAAACGTGCAACTGGATCGGTGCGTCCTCGAGGCTGGCGATGCAGGCCTCCCGCCATTCCGCAGGCTCGTTCAGGGTGAGCAGATGAACATCGATGCGCGGTTCCATCACACACCTCCCCAATACTGACCCCAACGCAGGCCATAGCCCGCGCGATCCATGACCCGCACCTGCGGCTGCCAGCTGCTCAAGCCATCGCGCTCGGCACTGATCTCCACCGTGATGCGGTCACCCAGCGTACCGGCATCCAGCGCGGCCACGGCCACCGTCCAGATAAAGGTGGTGCCGAGCAGTCCCGCTTCGATGTGCGCCAGCACGCCGCTGCGATTGCGGATACGCAGCGTGTACGTCACACCCAGTTCTGGCCCGATATCGCCCTCGTCTTGCTGAACGAGGTAGGCTGTCTGCTGCGTGCGGTCGCGGTGGGCCCACGCGACGGTGAGATCACCGGCTACCACGGCAGGCTCGGTCTGGCCGTTGAGACGGATGCGACCGGGGGGATACGGCAAGGCCTGCCGACCAATCAGCACCATCGGTTGCCCATTGGCGGCCAGCACAGGATCGCCCTGATCGGTCGATGTGCGAGGAATCGCACCCACGAACACCGATTCGCCCGGGGCGCGCTCCGCACCTTCGGATGCCAGCCATTCACCGACACCGATCAGCCGAGTCCCCGATGCATGTGCCTGAGGTGTGGTGTCGAGCACGCCACGTGCGAGATCGATGGTTGCGTTTGCAGCATCGAAGGCCAGGACAGCGACGGCCTCTGCAATCGCCCCACTGGCATCCACCAGATAGGCGTAGTCTCCCTCGGCCAGCCGCTCTGGTTGGCTGATGGCGGTCACCGGTACGCCGATGGCATCGGCCTCGCTGGCAGGCAAGTTCGCATTCAGCGTCAGCAGCGGCGCGTAGTCCTCGCCCACGACGGCTGCGAGGTCGCCGCCGGATGAGCCGGTTGCCAGTTGCCAATTCAGTTGCCCGGTGCCACCGGCGGCGGCCAGCGCACCGAGATAGGTGTCCGTGTCGGTCAGGTAGGCCAGATCTGCGCGCGACAAGCGCCGGGCCAATTCCCAATAAGGCACCTCGACGGCCAGCAACAATGCGGGCGGCAAAGGCTCGATGGTCGGCTCTTCGACGTGCGGGGGCGGGGGCGACAACACGGTGTTGCTCATCCCGAACACATCTTCCATCGCTTCGATGCGCCATTCCGCCGCGCCCAACGTTCCGGTGTCGATGCCGGTGACGCGCACCACCATCTGATCCACACCCAAGCGCGGCCAGTTCAGCAGGAACACATCGCCCGGCAGCGGCGCACGTTCCAGCCCATTGTCACCATTGTGGCGTGCCACGGTCAGACTCATCCGGGCCAGCGGCGAACCCAAGGCGCGCAGGTCACGCAAGGCCAGCCGCGCAGCGAGGGGCCCGTAGTTGACGCCCGGGTAATCGCGGCGCTGATTGATCACGCCGCCTTGCAACTGGATGGCGGCAAGATTTTCGACTGTGACCGTCGCATCACCGCCGGTTTGCCAATCGGTGTAGACCACGGTCAGTTCATTGGGCAGCTCGCCCCACTGAGCGCGCTCGAAGCGTTCCAGCCGCACGATTTCGTCGGGGCCCAACTGCGGCAGGCTGTCGATCCAGTAGTCGTCGCGCAGCAGTTTCAGCTCAAACGTGCCTTGCTCCGGATCGGTGTAGAGGATGCCGCCGATGTGGTCGATGACCTGGCCGATGAAGCTCTCGATGGGCTGCTGGCGCGTCCAGATCAAATTGAGGCCGAAGCCCTCACTCGACAAAGCCCATGCCGCATTCCAGAAACTCCAGCCGATGGTGCTCTGCGGATAGCCCATGCCCCAGTGCGGATCGGTGAGGCACTGAACCAGGATGTGCGCCGGATTCATGCCGACGCTGATCTCGCGGCCCTGATCGGCGTCCCAGGTGCGCACTTCGGCGTTCCACTCCATCCACGGAGAGTCGTGCCAATCTCGGTGCCGCTGGCCACCGTCCCGTTGTCGATCAACTGCTGCCAGTAGATGCCGCGCCCCAGTGCCTTGAGCAGCGGGCGATCCTGTTCGGGGGTGAGCACCGGGGTATCGGTGACGGCAATCGGCTGGCTGACGCCTTCCGGTGCGACGATCACCTTCTTGATGCCGCGCTTCTTGAAATGAAGCGGCACGAAAGTCGTGATCCGGACACCGCCGCCCTCCAGCGGGTGGCGGCGCTCGTGGGGTTTGCCATCGCCGACCAGCTTCTTGGACGAGCGGTTCATGGGGCCACCTCCATTTCCAACAGCTCGCCCCCAATGCTGTCCGCTTGCAACTCACCGGCCAGCTCCCGCCATCCCGACTCGCGCCAGACGATGTCGACGCCATCGGAGAGGAGCTGGACGCGCTCGATCAGCAGGTTGACCAACCGCACCTGCTCAGCGGGGAACAACTGCTTCCAGACATCCCCGAGGCGGCGCATGGCCAGCACGGTGGTCGGCTCGTCGATCTCCGGATACTTGATGCGCACCGTGTTCCAGACCCCTTGGATGCTTTCGGGCGACTGGAGCGCCCCCACCAGCAGATTCACCACCACTTCCTCGATCTGGTCGGCCGGGATCATCCCGGTGGCGCTGCTGCGGTAGCCGTAGCGGCTGTCCGCCTTGGGGATGTAGTAGCGGTACTTCTTGCCCGAGGGCTTCTTGCTGTAGGTGATGTGGTACTTGCCACCATCAGGGCCGTACATCAGGCCGCGCAACAACGCGTCGGTCTTGTGCCGGGTCTGGGTCTTGCCCATGCGCTGGTGCGCGTCCTCAGACAGGATGTCCTGCACCCGATCCCACAACTGCCGGGTGATGATCGGCTCGTGCTGTCCAGCAAACACAGTCCCCTTGTGGCGGATTTCGCCAACGTAGATCGGATTGCGCAGCACCTTGGAGATGTACTTCTTGTCCATCGGCGTGCCGTTGCGCACGCTGCCGTCCTTCAGCCGGTTGGGCTTGGTGGTGATTCCTTCCAGGGCCATCTCGCGGATGATGTCCGTGATGCAGCGCGTTTCGGTGAAGCGGGTGAAGATGCGCCGGATGGTCTCGGCATCCTTCTCCTCGATGACCAGCTTGCGGTCTTTGACCTCGTAGCCCAGCGGCGTGTAGCCGCCCATCCACAGGCCCTTGCGCTTGCTGGCGGCGATCTTGTCGCGGATGCGTTCGCCGGTGACCTCACGTTCGAACTGCGCGAAGGACAGCAGGATGTTGAGCATCAGCCTGCCCATCGACGTGGTGGTGTTGAACTGCTGCGTGACCGACACGAACGACACCTTGTGGCGCTCGAAGACGTCCACCAGCTTGGCAAAGTCGGTCAGGCTGCGTGTCAGGCGGTCGATCTTGTAGACGACCACGATGTCGATCTGGTCGGCGATGATGTCGGCCATCAGGCGCTTCAAGGCCGGGCGCTCCATGTTGCCGCCCGAGTACCCCCCGTCGTCGTAGTCGTCGCCCACCGGCAACCAACCCTCGGCACGCTGGCTCACGATGTAGGCTTGGCCTGCCTCGCGCTGGGCGTCGAGGGAGTTGAAGGACTGGTCGAGGCGCTCGTCCGTGGAGACGCGGGTGTAGACCGCGCAGCGTTTCTTGGTCACGACGGCGTTCATTTGGCACCTCGCTTCGGTTTGTTCTTGGTGATTCCGAAAAACAGCGGCCCTGACCACTGGGTGCCCGTAATGTGGCGGGCGACTCCCGACAAGCTCTTGAAGCGGCGGCCTTCGTATTCAAAGGAGCCGTCCGCCTGCGCGGTGACGCGGTGTTCGCGGTTGTCGAATTCCCGCACCAGCACCGTGCCGGGAATAACTTGAACTTCAACGCCGCGCTGCGTCTTGATGTTGGATTGAGCTTCGCCAATCCGTGCCATTTGCGTCTGCACGAGCAGCGCGGTGCCCAGCGCCTCCTCCTGAATCTTGTAGGCGACGCGGCCTTCGACATAGGCCCGGTTATGGTGGGGTGGTCGCTGCGGGAAGTACTTGTCCCAAACCGTCCACAAATCTTTCATGGCCAGTTTGGGCAGATTGGCGATTTGCGCGGCCAGAGAGGGTGGTGTTATTGGTGCGTTCACTTGAAAACTCCTTCTGTAGAGGGGTTTGTATGAACGCGCTCGGGTGCCGAGAAGCCAAGTGGAATATCGCTGTCTTGTGGACGCGTGGAATGCAAGCGCGCGATGGCGGCCGCGATGATTTCTGCGGCCTCGCGTGCCCGTTGTCGCGGGGACATCAATTCAGGAAGTGTTTGTTCGACGGTCATTTCGGTAGCCAGTAAAGTTGTCAGACCGTTACGAAGAATATGCACACAGGGCGGTCGGGGTATCCCGTTTCAGCGTGCATCAGATAGGGAGAGCGAGATTTCGAAGAGATTTTTCTGGGCGACGTTGATCGCCCTGGCGGCGTGGAGTGCCAGTGCGGAGACCATCACGGGTCGAGTGGTTGGCTTGGCCGACGGCGACACGGTCACCGTCCTCGATCCGGATAGGACGCAGCACAAGATTCCGGGTGGCTGGGATCGATGCGCCGGAGAAGAAGCAGGCATTCGGGCAGCGATCCAAGGCGTCGATGTCCGACCTCGTGTTCGGCAAAGACGTCGTCGTGATGAGCAGCAAGCGCGACCGCTACGGGCGGCTCGTTGGCAAGGTACTGGTCGCCGACCCCTCCTGCACTGCACGCATGTGTCCGAAGACGCTGGACGCAGAGCTGGCACAGATCACAACCGGGATGGCTTGGTGGTACCGCCAGTACGCACGGGAGCAGTCCGCCGAGGATGCCGGTGCCTACGAATTCGCTGAGCAGGAGGCGCGCGGCCGCCACACCGGGCTGTGGCGCGATGCCGATCCGATAGCCCCTTGGGACTGGCGTCGCTCCTCGCGCCCGTAGTCAGGCCAGAGATTTTCTGCGTTGGGTCGCCTCCATTGACCTGATGTTCATCAGGTCATATATTGTGCAAATCGGCGAGGAGCAATGCCATGAGCAAGCGAAAGACCGAAGGCATTACAGAGCCGCAGGCAAGAACGCTGAGGGCGATTTGCCAAATCCTCGACAACACGGGCCTGCCGCCCACCGTCAAGGAATTGGCCGAAGCGTTGGGTATCAGCCACGCCAGCGCTCATGAACAAATCGCGCAGTTGGTACGCAAGGGGTATTTGAGGAAAGAAGACAAAAAGGCACGGAGCATCGTGATCGTGAAGCGCAACGAATGACCGCGATGCTTTGATTTCAACAAGGGGAATCCTGGATGGGGCACGTTCGGCTCGGGGTACTGCCAAGAACGAAGGCGTGGAAGGAGGTCGTCGAACTGATCGCCGCCGGTGCTGACGTCTCCCAAATCGCCAATGCCACCATCACGGCGGCCGAAAAGGCCTTCTCCTTCGTGATGGACGATGTGGGCTACACCGAGGCCGTTTGGCTGATGACCCAGATGGCCATTGCCGCCAAGAAGCCCGATATCCACCAGCACCTTGCGGCAGCGGGCATCCATCTACCTGCCGACCCCTCCCTCATCGATGTGACCACGGCGATCACCGAAGCACTTGATCGGCGCGTAGAGGGCAATGGCCAGCGATCCGACCTCGGAGGCCTTGCCAATCGGGCCATCGTCGGTGCCGTCAACGATGTCCTCGCACCCAAACTGCAATCACTCTTTTCGTCCGACCCAGACACGATGCGGGCGGCGCTCGCAGACTTGGGAAAGCCGAAGGAGTTTGGCGACTTCTCCCGGCGATTCTTTGCCCGGCTGGCCAATGAAGGACTGCAATATTTCCTGAGCAAGGTCGTGAACACCCAGCTTGGCGATGGAATGCGCTTTGCGACGATGAATCAGTCGGCCCAGTTCAATGCGGCTCTGGAGACCCACACCCGAGAGGCGTCGGTCATCGTCGAGAAGTTTTCAAGCGAGTGGTTCTCAAAGCACCGATTTCATGAGGGCGGTGACATTTCCAGAAAGTCGTCGGACGGATTCGCAGGCTACGCGCTGAAAAAGATGAAGGACGAGTTGAAAGCGGGGGCGCGCAGCGATGCAAGGTAAGCGATACGTTCTGTGCGGCAACGCGTCCGCAAAAGGCATCAGCGAAGATCCCTCGCGCGATCTGCGGCTGCGGCTCTCCGGCAAGGCCGGGCACGGCAACATCACCCTGCGGATCGAGGATGTCCACACCAAAATGTTTCGTGGCGTGCCACCGCTATTCCATGACCTGCTGGAGATCGCCACCTACGTCTACAGCGCCGATCAGGTGGTCAGACGTGGCGCGGACGATGTCGACACCTTTGGTGATGGGTGGCGGCGCGACCTGCACTTCGTGATTCCGGTGCGCAATCCCGATTTTTGGAACAGTGCGGAGGTGCAGGAGACGCTGTGCTCGACGCTCAGCTTCCTGTCCGACGACCAGTACCAGTTTGATTTCGTCAAACTCGACCAGGATCATCAGTTCCAGGAGTACCTCGAGTTCAACGACACACAGCAGATATACGGGATGCCGGAGCAGGTGGTGATGTTCTCCGGCGGCCTGGATTCTTTGGCGGGAGCCATCGATGAGGTTGTGAACCAGAAGCGGCGCGTGCTCCTGGTCACCCACAAGTCGACCTCCAAGCTCAACAAACGTCACCGCACCCTGGAAGAGATGCTGGCCCAGAAAGCGGGCGACAACGTGCCGCACCGCATTACCGTTCGGGTCCACAAGACCAAAGAGCTGAACCACGAGTACACCCAGCGCAGCCGGTCATTTCTGTATGTCTCCATCGGCGCGACGATTGCCCGGATGCTCAACCTCAAGAGCGTGCGCTTCTACGAGAACGGCGTGATCAGCCTGAACCTGCCGGTGTGCGCCCAAGTGGTCGGTGGCCGCGCAACCCGGACGACGCATCCCAGGGTGATGAGGGGCTTCCAGGACATCGTCTCGCTGGTAGCGGGCGAGCCTTTCACCATCGAGAACCCGTACATCTGGAAAACCAAAGCTGACGTCGTCAAGGTCATCACGGACGCTGGTTGCCACGACCTGATCAAGCATTCGATGACCTGCACCCACACCTGGGAGATGACGAACCAGCACACCCACTGCGGAGGCTGCTCGCAATGCATCGACCGCCGATTTGCTGTTCTCGCTGCCAAGGCTGACCAGCACGACCCGGCCGAACACTACAAGTTCGACGTGTTCACCCAGAGCCGCGATGCCCAAGATCAGAAGAAGAACGTGGACAAGATCATGGCGGCAGCCTATCTGGAGCGAGCCAATCAGGTGAAAGGCCTCACGGACGTGGCGCAGTTCGTCACCAGCTACCCCGACGTGGGCCGGGTCTTCAAGTATCTGAACTACGACAAAGCTGGGCAGGCTGCACAGCGGGTGTTCGATCTCTACAAGCGACATGCCAACGAGGTGATGGGGGCATTGGATGATCTGCTCAGTCGCTACAGCAAGGAGATTCGTGAACGCACGCTCCCAGGCGACTGCCTGCTTCGGACGGCCTATGAGTCCGGTTCGGTGGTCTCGATGCCCGCCGTGGTCTCGGCCGAGAAGCTGCCAGACAACATCTTCCGAAAGCGCGGTGGTGTCTGGGAGGCACGGTTTCAAGGTCGGGGACGACACACCATCCTGATCCAGGGCGTGGACAAGGGGGCCGAGTACATCAACCTGTTGCTGGCGTTCCCGGATCGAGAGACATCGGTCTATGAGATTGCTGTTGGAAGCGCGGCCAACGCCATTGATCTACCTGCCAACACCGGGGTGGCACCGGAAGATATTGAGGAGGGCTTCCAAGTGACCCAAGGCGTTCCTCTGGGCGATGCGGGAGAAGTCGCAGACAGGCAAGCCCTCCGCGAGTGGCAGCAGCGAGCCCGCGAGCTGCTGGGCGAGATTGAGGAGGCGCGCGATGCCGGTGACCACGCTCGCATTGAGGAGATCGAGGAGGAAATGGCTTTCCTGACCAAGGCGATGGAAGGTGGCAAAGGCCTCGGAGGGCGGCAACGCAAGGCCGGGGACAAGCGGAAGAACGTCCGGGACGCCTTCCGCAACGCCGTCGACCGTGCCATCAAGCAGATTGCGAAGTACGACAAGCCGCTGGCAGAACACCTAGACAACAGCATCAAGCGTGGCGACGTGGTGGGCTACCGACCCGAGTCGCCGATCACCTGGGATGTTCGGCCCATCGTGAACGGGTAGCCTGTTCCAGGGTCGGGTCGCCTGCGCGAAGGTGGCTTCCGTGACGAACAAGCAGCCGGAAACCCGCGCCAGTGCTGGGTCAGGTGCGGAGTCCTCCTCCGCAGAAACAGAGAATGGGCGGGAACTGAGAACGAAAAACCGCCCGACACGGGGCTGTCCGGGGCGGCGGCGTCCGTCGCAGCAAGGCCCGAACCCACGCCAACACTGGGGGGGGACAGGCGAAAAAAAACCAACCGAGAACGGTTGGTTTTTTGAATAGTGGTGGAGCTGGCGGGATTTGAACCCGCGTCCGCAAGCCTTCTTCGAGCAGTTCT